AGGAGAACCTCTAAGGTGTGATGTAATTGTAGTATTATCTTGACCTCTTAAAACTGATATGCTATCAGTCAATACTTCCTTAACAAATACTTCCTCACCATCTAAATCAAGATATGTTTTTGCTGTGATAGTAGATACATCATCCACTTTAAATACAGTATCAGTTTCGGTTATATCATCTGTAAGATTTGTGAGAATTGTTCCCGTATAGTTTTGAATTGCTCTTGGTGCAACTGTATATTGGAAATCTCTCTGTGGAGCACCAGAACCAAGAGAACCTGCAACATATCCAACAGTTGCTCTCTTGATGATATCGTTTGTTGCTGCAGATATTGGTCCGAAGAGATAAGTTTTTACGCTAAATCTTAAAGTATAAACAAGAGCTCTTCTTGTAGTAAAGTCTCCTTCATAATCATCATTCATGGAGATACTTTCCAAGACAACTGGAATATCTCTTTTTTCTCCAATAGTTTCTACAAGATTTACTGATAATGTATAAGCGGGTTGGAAATAAGGAAGAATTTGCTCAATAATTTGAAGCATATCATCATTTAACTTAGTCATAATTGCCAATTCAAATTCCATGTTGTATGGAACTGGCATATAGACTTTTTTAATGTCAGTTTTATCTGATTCTAAGCCTTTTGTAAAGGTTTGAGTTTGTGTTACCTTTCTTCCTGGGTCATAAGTCAGTCCAACAAATTCAAATGACATTCTTGGTAAAGTCACTTGAACTGGTTTGTTTAGATCTGGAGACTGTTCAATTCTAGCTAAGAATTTTTGAGTTGGTCCGTATGCCAAAGGAACTCTAAACTCATTAACAACAACATCTGAAGAGTTTTGTTGCTTAATGATTATATTATTGAATAAAGAACCGAATGATATAATGGTTCTTCTGAAAATTTCGTTATAAAAATATTCAAACATGTTTAGGTTCTTTACAATAAAAATTATTTATACTAAGGCATTCCAAAAGGATTTGTTTCGCTAAAGTCAATTATATTGTCAGCTTCTGTTTCTATTTCATTATTTGAAGTAAATCCATCTTCAGAATATGTAGAACTTAGAAGCATATAACTTGCCGAGGAAGCAGAACCTACAATATATTCTCCAATTTGGAAAGAACCAGATTGTGAAGATATTTCCAATTTAGAGTTTGTTGATGCCCAAGAAACAACTCTTGCAGTTGCTCCTGAAGTTTGACCAGTAACAACTTCATGTTTTTGATACGTACCAATTCCAGTAAGATTTGGAGCAGCAATTGTTATAGTAGGTGGTTGAGTATATCCAAGACCAGCATTTGTAATTCTAATCTGACTGATTGTTCCTGCAGTACTTACTACAACTGTAGCAGCTGCAGATACTGTAGATACTCCAGTAAAGGTTATGGATGGTAAAGTTAAACTATTGTATCCAGAACCAGCATCAGTAATACTTACAATTCCAATAATACCATCACCAATTGTTGCTGTTGCTGCAGCTCCAACACCATCCCCAACAAATCTTATTCCTGGTGCCAAAGTGTATCCGGCACCTGGATTAATTAATTCAACACTTTGTACAGACTTTCTTACGGGATCGACATTATTTTCACAAACAACTATTCCTCCAATTAGAGAAGCACTAGCAATACCTGTAATTCCTCCAGAAGGTGCTGAAGAAATTGCTACGGTTGGTGCATAAGTGTAACCACCACCTCTATTTGAAACAATAATTGATCGGATACCACCATTACTAATATAACTTACTTCTGCAGTTGCTGTCCTTCCAGCTCCAACCATAGATAGAATCCTGGTCATTCCAGCACCACCAGTTATTCCTCCACCAGCACCATAATCACTATCATCACCATATCCACTTAAGGAACCTGTGATTGTATCATCAATTTCATCAATACTTGTATCAATAACCTCATTTTCATATCTAAACAACTCACATTTTAAAGTATAAACATAAGTTGATTGAAGTTGATAAAATGGTTGTTCATGCTCTACAAATTTAATCTCAAATAATCTATCTCCCAATGGAAAATAGACCAAATCACCCTCTTTTGGCCGTGTTCCTAATTTTATATTATCTCTATTTCTAATTAGTGGTTTTATGTAAGTGTTAAATCTATCTCTGGAGATTGTTAATGTTATTTCATTAGTTGCTTGAATACCAAACTTTGAAAGTATAGTAGTATTATCGCCATAACCTTCAAAGTTTTCAATATATGCCTCAATTGGATGGGCCTCATCAAAAGAAGACTGTATAACTTCTCTAATTACAGTCTTTTCTGTCAGATATTTCCTAGGAATATAATAAATCTCAACACCATACATTCGAAGTTGTTCATTTATTAAATCTTGAACAAGATTCTGTTCTGTTGGAGATCCTTGTAGGAAAAATGGATTTAACATGTTTTCTATCCAATCATGTCAAGAGGTGGAAGTTCGTATGTATTTGACATTTTTTCCATTATTGCTTCAATATCCTTTTGGGCATCATCATACATTTGTCTTCCATTCAATTCAACTCCCCCAGGAAGTTTGACTCCTTGGAATTTCATCATGTTCTGTCCCCACTGCCTCTTAATTAAAGCAGTCAAGTATGGCTTCAAGAAAGAATCATTCCATACTCTAGAATAATCATTTGGATCTAATGTTGTGTAGCAGTCAATAATCAAATATTCACCTACTCCTAGTGTTCCCCAATCAATGTCCAAATATAAACGATCTTGTCTTTTGTTGAATCTTATTTGCTTCTGAGTTGTCAAAAGAAAATCCATATCTTCTAGATATGTCTTAACCATAGAGTAAGTTAATAATTCAGTTGATCCCCAGTAATAGATATCATTCAAGAATAGTTGATACTTTACACTAAACATATTATTTGTTAGTGTGTTTGATCCATCAAAGTGAAATAGTTTATTTACACCAATAACATTTGGTGGAACTTGAAGATAATTGCTGTTTTCTTCATATGTAAATGATGTTGTAGAAGATCCAGGAATAGTAGCACTTGCTGTAGTAGTTGCAATTCCTACAGTTGAATTACCACCTCTGGCCCTTCCTCTATCAATATCATCTTGAGTTACTCTATACTTATAATAAGTTTGATATACCCCATCAAAATGTCTTTCTTGGAAAAACTGAATAGCATCATCTACCAGATCATCAATCTGTTCATCTGCAACATTAATTTCTAGAACTGGATATCCCAGTTTCCTTTTACAGTAATCGATTAATTCTTGTCTGGTAGATGGTTGTGCCATTTACTCATTTCTCCTTATATTGATATTTAGTTGGATCCTTTTACCAACTCTTGAAGAAGATTTTTAATTATATCTAAATCATTTCTGATCATTTCTACGTCACTTTCCAATTCCTTCACTCTTTGTGATTCTGATAATTTTGCTTTTTTTCTAGCAAGATATTCCTCATACTCAGACTTGTTAGTATTAACAATATTATTTGTATGAGGATCTCTTGCTAGATGTGGTTGATCTTTTACCTTTACATATTCCATATCAAGCAAGCGCAATAACTCTAAGATCTCTAAGTGATGGTGTATAAACCTGACTTGTTGAAGTCAATACGATTTTGATTCTATATGCTTTAAATGATGGTAGTTGGTCTGCAGTAAATGTATACTCTTGATATGCTTCTCCATCTGGATTAGCAACTTCAACTACAGGAACAAATGAATCTGGCAATCCATCACTATCTTCTGTATTGATAATTTCTCCTCTAGAATTCAAATTATTATATCCTGGGAAAGGAGTAAAGATTGGGTTGAAATTATCTGTTGGGCTTATTGCATAGAAAGCACGAATATCCGTAAATGGATTCATACTTGCATTTACAATAATCTTAATAGAAGATGCCTGATTTTCGAGATTTATCTCTTTAGATACATATTGGAAAGCATTTGGGTCTGTCTTAATTGCATTAACTCTTCTATCAGTTGCATAATCATCAATTACTTTATTTACTCTATTCGATGTTAATATTACATTAACTCTTTGAGTATCAATCACTGGAGATAATCTTGTATCTGAAGTTTCGAGTTGAACACTAAGATTGAGAGATTTATTTCCAGGAATATTAGTCAACTTAGAAACTTCATTAACTCTAGAGCAAATAATTCTTGGA